AGGCCCACCGCTCCGCCGCGATGGCGATCCCGATGGTAGATCTCGCGTAGTCCAGTGGCGACAGACCAGTGACACCATTTCCCGGCAGCCGCAAATGCCACACCGATTCCGGCGATAACACTGACATCCCAGAGGATGTGCTGTAGGCGTAGACGACAGCCCCATCGTCCAATAAGCTCGTTTCCACTTGCGCCGTCATCAGCGGCAGCAGCCCGACCAGCGAACCGTTAGCCATCCGCTGCTTCAGCGCGTATGCGTTCCCGGTCAGGTAGAGGTTGAGACCCAACGACTCAAAAAACTCGATGCGCGTCTGGTACCTGTTGATTTTGCCGTCAAACAGCTTTGCCAGCCTGTAGGAAGCGTCGCGCTCCCTGCCATCCTCGCGCAACCGGTAGAAACTCAGCGGCAGTGACGCCATCGTTGACGCTTTCAGCTGGACAGCCGCCCACACGGCTGAAACCTGCATGGCCGTGGTCTGTGATACCCGCACGTCGGACGGCCCGATCTCTGCCGTCGCCTGCGACTGCACACCTTCGCGGCGCTCTAGACCACCGCCCAGCCACCGGGGGATCCAGTTCCAGGCCATCAGCCGATCACCGGGTCAGCCAGGAACGCGTCAATGTCCAGCCTCACTCCCTCGCCGTTCGCCGCCCGCCCGATAGCCATAGCCAGCGCAACCAGACCGTCTATGCGGCCCGTGGATTTCGCTTTGTCCAATTTTCGCCCTCCGGTAGGGTCGCTTACGGTAACCGCGTTCGACGCACACCAAGTCAGCACGGGGTTGCCCCCATGCCGCACGCGACGATTCAGCAGCAAGGACTCTAGCTCATCGACAGCGGGGGCCATATCCTTGAACCCCTGACCGAACGCAACTAGTGGCAGCTCGACCCCGAGGCGCGCAAGCTCCGCCGTAAGTACATCCATGCGCCAACGATCGTAAGCGATGCTCGCTACCGGGTACGTCTCAGACAGCTCGATCAGCCGCCTACTCACGTCCTCATACCCCACCGACGCGCTCTGCGTCGTGTGGATCAGGCCATCTCGAGCCCATACGTCATACGGCGCGCGATCTCTGGATGCACGCTCCGCGATCCCATGTCCTGGGGCGAAGAACTCCGCCCGTGCGTGCCACACACCATCTAGCTCCGCGACGTACACCATCGCAGTCAAGTCGTTCCGAGCCGAGAGGTCGAGACCTACGTATACAGGCCCTGCGCAGAACGCGTCATCATCAACTGGTCCACTACACGCCTCCCAGACCAAGCGCGGAATGAACGGCGACACAAGGTTAATCCGCTGGTTGAGCACTAAGTTACGGTATGCGGCCTCGGATGATGGCATCCGGCGCGCGGAATCCCGCTGCTTAAACACCTCGGCCCGGTTCATGAAGGCGTCGAGGTGCGGATTCGCCGCCCGGATGGCCTCTTCCGAGAACGGGTCTAGCGACTCATCAGCGCTATAGATGGCGCACTTCACCGTGGGGTCGCCACCGGTCAGCGCGTCGTCGATCAGGATCGACAGCAAATCTCCATCCGTCGGGGCCTGTGTCGAGATAATCAGCGAAAGCGGCTCATCCTGCGCGGCAGATGCAGTCTCCAGCGCGCTGTATAATTCGAAGCGCGGCCCCCGCACCTGCCCTAACTCGTCGTGTACGACGAAGGCGGGGGACAGGCCGTAAGCGGTGGACGCCTCTGCCGACAGCGCCCGATACAGCGTGCCCAACTCCGGGCAGGCCAACTGCTTTGCCGTATCGCGCACCACGACGTACGCGGATATGTCGGGCGACATCCGCACCACCTTAGCCGCCAGTGCGAACAATATCCCAGCCTGCTCCCGCGACTGCGCCGCAGAATAGAGTTGGCTGTTCGTCCGCGCCCCCGGCCCGCACAGGTGCGCCAGCAGCAGGAACGCCGCTAGCGCAGTCTTCGCGTTCTTCCTCCCGACGCTCAAAATGAACGTGCGCGTCGGGGAATCGTAGATCGTCCTAATCCAGCCCTTCTGGTGCTCGGTCAGCTTGACCGGCTGGCCTACTAGCCTACCTTCCGGGATGCGGCAATATGCCTCGATCCACGCTATGTACCGGTCTGACCGGCATCCCACGGGCGCGCTCCCTTCGCCCTGCGGTTCGCCGCCTCCGCCCTCTCCGCTTTCATCGAGGCACTCTGCGATACGCGCAGCTTCACCGCGAGCGTACACAGCTGTCGCGCCAACTTGTCCTGCACTGCCACCAGCGCCTGGTACCTGCGTAGCCCTTCTTCGTTTTCGAGACATCCATCCTCACAGAGCGCTAGTGCTGCATCTACTCGGCGATGCTCAGCCGCAGCCCGGCAGTACGCAGATAGCAGCGGCGCTGTATCCGCCGCGAACCAGCCCGCTGGCTTCCCCGCGACCACAGCGCGCCACAAGTCCGACTGGAATGCGCTCAGCCCAGCAGGCGGGGCCAACAGCCCCGCTGGGCGTCCGGGCGAGACCACCGCAAGGCTGGCCGCTGATTTTCGTCCCCGCTGGTCCATGGCGATTTATCTCACTTTAGTTGTGGAAAGGGTGGCGAGCGGTTTCCGGGATGTGCCTTGTGACTTTTCTTCCCGCCCCCCCTCGTGCCATGGATGCGCCGGGTCCGTCGGCTGGCCCCGTGTGTCGCACCCAGTGGGTCGGTGTCCCATGTCCTGCCGCGTCTTTGCGGCGTGGCACGCGCCGCACAGCCCCTGGAGGTTGGGCGGCCCGTCCCGCCCACCACGGCAGATGGGCACGATGTGGTCCAGCTCTGTAGCCGGGCGTCTACCGCACCGCGCGCACAGCGGATGCGCGGCGAAATGTCGCCTGCGTCGGCGCTGGAGTCTCCGCCCTCTCACGCGGTCTGCCTGTGCCCCCATCCTGTCCTGTCCTGTACCCATAGTGGATGCTGCGCGAGGCGCTCATATCGGACCACCTGCGCGTGTGGCAACAGCGGTGCCATCGCCGCCCACAGCGCACGCCCCTGCTGCCACGAGTACAGCGGCGTGGATATCCCAGCCTCGCGCAACCGCTGCACGCTCGCATCTATCTCTGCCCCGTCTCGCAGCATGTACACGATCGCGGTATGCGGCCCAGCTAGCACCGGTAGCCACGGCAGGAGGTACGGCCCTTGGATCACCCCGCTATCTATGGCTGCGGCGCGGATGATATCGCGGAAAGCAAACGACTCCTCGCGGATGCACGGCTTCCCGGTATCTGCCGCTATCATCTCAGCTGCGATCGTCGTCCCGCTCCTATGCGGGCCGGTGACGATCACCCGGCGAAATGACGACAACCCATCAAACATAGTGCTGCCTCACCCACCCGTGTTCGCGGCAGCTCGGGTCACGAGCCCCGGAGAAGAACACCATGCACGCCGCCACCGGATGCGCTGGTATCATCTCCCGCTTCGTCCATGTTGGCGCCGTGGTCGGCAACCTGCCGCCGATTCGTAGCGCCTCGAAGATGCCGACCTCCTGCCCTAACGTGCGCTCCCCAGGGCCGAGGACGGTGGATATCCATTTCTGATCTGATCCGATGCGGCTCTTATCACCACGCATCGAGTCCACGGACGCCTGCCCCCGGAATGAATTCCACACCGCCGCACGCGCCCCAGCATCCATAATCATCAGCGAGCCGTTGTAGTACTGCCGCTTACAATTGTCGTGCTGGTACCGATGGATGATGAAATCGCCGTGTAACCCGAAGATGTGATCGCAGTTCCCGGTGATGACCACATCGAGGTCGATCAACGCGAAGCGCTGGCCTAGTACGCCACGCATATCAGGCGAAAAGGCGTAGAGCCGATTGAAGCACCCGCCTAACTCGCTGCACTTATCCCACAGCGGGATAGTCTCGCACCCAACCCCCTCGGGGTCGTCCGTGATGCACACCATCCTGTAGGGGATGGTGAGGTGGCGTGCCAACATCCGCTGAAGGATGTTCACATGCTCCGCCGTGTAGTCGCACACATGTGGCAAAACATGTCCGCCAGCAGAGCGCCGCCACTTGAAGCACGCGATGGTTAGTGCCGCTTTATTCACCGTACAGCGTCGCTCGCGCAGCCTGCTCCAGTCGGTAGACCTCAGCGCAGTGGTCGCGGTCCATGAAATATAAGGCATCGACTACCGGGACGACTACCCCAGCGATTGCCCGCTGCCACTTGGATCCTGTGGCGAGCCAACGACCGGCCAACCCGGACACTGTTTCGCGAGGCAGCGCCCACGGAAGGAAAATCACTGCACACAGTGCCATGTTGGCGGCCACGTACAGCACGAAAATCCGGCCCCGCACTAGCCTCCCCACACACCAGCCTCCAGTTCGTCGATCAGCACGTCCCACAACTCAGACCATGTTCGGCGAGTTCCAAAGAACGGAGCCTGCGCACACGCACCGGGGCTAGGCCACGGCCATGCAAGGCTGGTTTCCAGGAGCTTCCACCCGGCACCGTCGCGCAGGATGTCCAGCGCGACCCATTTCGAGCTGATTGTTGCCGCCACCATTCGCGCATAATCAAGCAGCGACTCGTCAGGGACCATCATCGGCGACACATTCCCAGTCTGCGCCACTGGGCGGTCTGGGTAGTTTCGCCGCTCAAACCCCACCAGACGCCGCCCCACTGCGTTCACCCGGAACGTAATGTCATGTGGGATGTACCGCTGTAGCAGCAGGTACCCACGCTGGACCGTGCTCGCGCCATCAGCGCAGCAGTTCACCGCTACGCCAGCGCCAAACACACTATCGGCGTGTTGATCTAGCGCGGCACGATCACGCAAGATGCGGATGTTGACACTCGATGCACCTTCATTCGCCTTGGACACGATTGGGAAGTCGCAGTCCGGGATCGCATTCCGATCAGTCACCAGCCACGTGTCCGGCATTAGGTGCCCCCACCTGCGCCATTGCTCCGTCTTGTTCTCGTACGCTGCTACTTGTGCCCGGTCCTGCACCATCGTCAGGCTGCCCCGCAGCTCGGCGTCTATCGCCTGGTGCTCGAGCAGCACATGCGGAACCGCGTGTGGTCGGATGAATCCATAGCCGCCAGCCTCAGCGTCAGAGGCGTCGAAAATGCGCCTGGCGTCCCACCCGCGTGCGGTAGCTGCGCCGATCAGCGGCCCGTGCCACACTGCGCGCGCATCTAGGACGCTGAGCCTCACAGAAAATCATCCACCAGCGCGAAATCGCACCCGGCGACCTCGCCGCCGAAACAGGCCCACTCCCACGGACCCACCCACATGTCGGTCAGCCCCGCAGCGCGGCAGAATATGTACCTCGGATTCAGCCTACCCGCCACCTCGCGCGCCGCGCAATCTGTCCGGTCGATGACCAATCCGCGCGGGTTATCCAACATTTCGAGCAGCGACGAATCGTAGCTGATGGGGATCGCGTCGCGCCCCGCTACGGCTGCGCGGATTTCAGTTGCCGCAACCCGTACCCCAGCAGTTCGGACGCTCTCCCGCTTGATCTCAACGAAGCACGCCACATCGTGCTCAGCTAGCGCTGCCAGCGCAACGTCTAGACGTGGTAGGCCCGCGCGGTCTAGGTCGGCAGCCGTGATGGATGTCACAGGCCCAGCATCAGTCATGTGGTCATGCACCACCATCCATACGCCATCGGCGCTGCGGTGGGCATCCAACTCTACAGGATGTCCTGCCGCTGCCGCCGCCGTCAGCCCAGCCAACGAGTTCGCGGGATATCTCGCGCGCCATCCTCGGTGCCCGACTGCGATCATAGGGCTGTCGCGCTCATCGGGCCGCCCCCCCCCGGAGAGCAGTAGGCGACCGCCCCGCGTGCGTGCCGTTGGCATCCGCTGAGGCCGCGACAGACTGTGTGGTGAGATGTGCCGCCGATGGCGGCGGCTCAGTGAGATGGCGGTAGGCGCACCTCCCCGCGAGCGATAGGACCACGACCCCAGCCCGATGTCAAGCGCGCCACAACGCGGCGAGATCGGGCCGGATCCGCTCGGGCCGGATGCCGGTAATCTCCGCGACGGCGACCAGGCGATCCGTCGGCACGCGCCGCCACTGGCACACGGCACTGGTGGTGAGTCCTAGCGCGCGCGCGAGTTTCGCCGGTCCGCCCGCGGCGGCGACGATCACGCCCATCGATGCGCGCTCTTCGGTGTCGGTGTCCATGTCCATTCGCCGAGCGTACCACACCTACGCGGGGGAGGCTAGTGTTGCCGCACCGCAGCAAGAAATCGACCTCACCAGACGCCCTGTGCGCCGCGAACGACCCCCCGCCCCGTACTACCCCAGCGGGTCGGACCAGCGCCCCGCACAGCGCGATACAGGGCGGCGCGCTGGTGGGGCT